CAGATCATGAGCTACGTCATTACCTGCCAACTTGTTGATTAATTTAAGCTTATCTTGCTTTGTCAGCCTTCCGCTGCTCTTTGGTTTTTTTAATTTTCTAGCCATTTGTCACCTTTGTTTGAAAAAATAAGGCATCTGTAAACCCATGCCTCCCTGCGGTTAGAGCATTATGCCTAGTTTCCTAGCAACTCTTTGAACGCCTCATCAACATCAGAGGTTTCGTTGTTGTTATACTTCGTAGTCTCTGAGCCTCCAGAATCATCGGTAGATTCTCCTGAGAGGAAGTTAGAAAGCATTTCTTCAATCTCTTCAGTGGACTTCACATTGAAGTTCTCCTTGAAAGATGGGATGCCATCTAGCCAAGTCTGAATGTTCTCCTTAGTTTCTGCCAAAGCAGAAGGACGACGACGAGGGTGGATCTTTGTCACTGGGAAAGAGGCTCCGGGTGGCTTGCCATAGTTGATAACGAGATCAGTCCCGCCATCAGTATCGGTGATATCACCATAGTCCGGATTAAGAACCAATTGAATAAGTTCTTGATAAGCCATCTTTCCATACCCCCAAAGACGGACACCATCATCTTCTTCACCGCGAACTACCACTGGTGAAAAGAATCGTTGCTTAGGAAGCAGTGACTTTGAGAGTTTCAAAGTTTCTGCATCATCATTTTGCTTTGCTTCTTTCATGATGTGCCACGCAAAGTTACACACAGGACAATCGTCACCATGGTTCTTCTTGGGGCACAAGAAGCCGGGGTTCTTACCTACATTGTAGTGGAACCACATTTCCTTGAACGGATCTCCATCCGCTGTTGGAACAATACGGACAGTTTGATCACCATCCTGCGGCTTCCAGAAGACGTTGTTCTTCTTTGAGCCGTTACCTTGAAGCGCGTCTAGCTTCGCTTTCATTTTTGCAAAATCAATAGCCATAATATTTTCTCCTTTTAGTTATTTTGACTGTTTGTCTAAAGTCAACAAAGCGATCTGCTTTGCCGCTACTCATTGTACGTCTCAGTTTCCAAAATTATTCAGAATATTTTCATCTGCTTCAAAAGTTGTCACTTCGTCTGTGTCAGCAGTGCGCCAATTGAAAGTACGCCAAGACTTACTTTGGAGATCCCAAACAGTCTCCAAACCTTCTTTGAGGTTACGAGTACGCCCAGTACCCTTTGTGTTAGTTGTGATAAACGTATCAGGCAGATCGCCCGCTCGGACAAAGAACATAGTCCGAAGTTCACCATTTGCTTTCGTGAAAGTTCCACGATAATATTTAATATTCCCCATTGTTTACTCCTTTTTTATGGTTATTATTAATACGTCTGACGACGCTTATTTATTCACTTCTTTTCCCCAAACTGTCCATCCTTCTCTTTCGTTTCTGGAGAACATTTCTAGGTACGGCCCGTGAGATCTATTTTCAATCCATTCAAATGAAGCTTCTGGCTTCTTAGAATGCTTGTCACGTTTTGCTTCGATAACAGAAGCCAAAGTATTGTTTTGTTTCTTGACTGTGGTATGGCTGGTGCCTCTGGTGCCGAATAATAAAAGTTCGTGCCTACCTCTGGCATATTGTCCAAGCCCAATCCTGTCTTTTACCCATACAATGTTTGTTACATATCGAAACCCCAACGATTTCATCACATACAAAGCATCTTCTAGGTGGTTATTGGTAGCCCACAAATACATGTGTGCATTATCTTCTAAATCATTCCAGTGTTCTGACTGAAGAATGACTCTGATGATGTCAGGCGTTTTTAGCAATTCGTAATGCTTGTCGGCGCCTCTTTTTATCTTTCCCCCGCCCCGTTCATTCCACGGAGGATCTAATAAAACTGTTTTGAATTTTGACATTTTAATCCTGTTCTTGAATATCTGAAGATGAATGCACAGCAAGAGAATATCCGATCTCTAAATCTGTTGGATAGACTCCATGTGATATCGATGTTGATGAATTATCTTCTCTCAGGGATATCTCAGTCAGTCTATCAAGCAGTGTCTCATCTTGTTCTATTGTTATACGATTGATGCCATAAAAATATTTGATTTGATTTATATTTTCTATGGGAAAAACTTTTTTTTCTTTCTGGCTCTCAACATCAACATATGAAAAAGCACAGATTCTGGAACTTATGTATTCGCCGCGGTAAGTGTCATATACTGTTTCTGAGTTATTGTAGATATTGTACCAATGTACACTAGTGACGATAAATTCGTTAATTTTATTAAAATAATTCAACAAAGATGTTTTTCCTACAATTTCAGAAACCATGGCATTGTCAAATAGAAAAATCTTCTCAAAAACTCCAGATCTAGTGTATTCTTGTAATATGTGAAAGTGAGCCCTGTTTCTTAATTTTGATTGATTGTCTAAAGTTCCCAATTCAGGCTTGATATAAATGATATTTATTTTTTGTCCAGCTTCTTTTAATTGCCTCAAAATCCATAAAGAGCATGCAGACACGCTTCCCGATCCACACAGAACAAAATACATTTCTTCGTCTTCATCTAAGTTTTTTATCAACTTTTTTAAATCTACAGGATTTGCATCATACAATTCAGCACTTGACTGCTTTGGGATAAACATGCAGTTCTTTTTTCTTTTTAACTTTTCGTCAGAGTCAATCTTAAACACTGTATATTGACTATACTGACTGAATTGTTCTGCGATTTTACATCCTGCTTTTCCTAAGCCTACAATATTCATTCTTACTCCTATAAATTTATTAATTTTAAATTATATAAATCTTTACCTGCTGATACTGAAGTCTTAAAGTTACCTAATTCAGTATTTTTATATTCTTCTATAATTAATTTTATTAGATCTTTATCATCAGAAGAAAAATCTAAAATTACACTATCATGTAAAGTAAATGCGACACAACTTTTTCTGTCTTTCAGGAGATTGTGTACTGCAACCATTCTGTCAAGAACCATATCAGCACAGGTACTCTGAATAAGGTAATTGAAAGCATGAAAATCGTCACATTTAATTTTTCTCTTGAATAATGTCTCAATTGAATCGTTAGATCTGTATCTGCTCAATAACAAATCTCTATCATACTGCCCACTAGAAATCTTATCTTCCGAATTTGGATTATATAGCCATGCAAAAAATCTTTTCTTAGCTTCGTCTCTTGAGCTTCTGTATAGGTTTTTAGCGTGATATTCATGAATGTCTATGTTGGGCTGCTCAAGCCCCAACAAAGAAAGTACAACTCTCGCTTCTGCTGCGTTATAATCTAGCTCAATAAAAAAATCATTATTTGGTTTGATAATTTCGCGATATTCCTTCTTCAGATTCAGTAGAGGAAATGAGCCCTTCTGCATTCCTAGACGCCCAGTAACAGTTCCGAACAAATTGTAGCTACAAAAGGCTTCTGCATTGTTATAATTTTTGTACAAAAGCTTTGCTCTTCTGTCTCCCCAATAAGCCCTCAAGGGCTTCACGTCTAAATTTAACTTTTGATACCTTATTTCAGACAAAACCTTTTGAATCGACAACAAGTGATCATAGTTTTCTGGGCGGCTGTATTTCATAAATATCCATTCACAAATTTCGTTCTTTGTTTGGCAAAATTCTTTCATAAATCTTTCGGGTGTGACGTCAAAAAAGCAGTTATGATCTAAACTAACTTTTGCTATCTTATTTGCTCTGAGATAGGCTTTTAGCCGTCCGGAGACAAATTCCCACCTGTCGATCAAGTGAGACGGACATACATCTGTCAAAGTTTTTCCATTACAATACAATTCTGCGTATTCAACATTATATTCTGATAGAAAATTGGAATAACTCCAAGTTTTTGTTAGATTGTTTGGTATTTCATCAAAAGATAGGACGCCATCACAATAGACACCGACACACTCTGATTTATCATCAAGTGCTTGAAATAGCATGCACCCTCCTAAAATTTCATAGTAAAACTAGTTCTCTTATAAGACGGTTCATGATTGTAAATTATTCGTTTTCCATCAGTTTTTTTTATTCTATTTCCAAAATTGGCGCCTTTGCCCACAATTATAGTAGTCTTGTCGTTGATATAATCCAGAACAGCTTCAAAGCCATACGTTTTCAATATCTTCTCAGCGGCTTCTACCTCTACATCAAACCGTTCTTGAGTCCAGTCTAGCTTTGCTTCTTTGGCTCTCAAAAAATACAGAAACTCCATATATTTTCTATCTGTGAATGGGTTTCTGTTTCTCGCCTCCCTATATAGAAGTTTTGTTTTTGATCCCTCTCCGCAGACTACACAAATGCTGTAATAAGGATATGATTCGACAAATGAGTCATAGAAAGATAAAAAGTAGTTTCTCAAAGAATCGCCTTCGTATTTGTGTGAGTGATAATATTGTGCATCGAACATTTGCTGTAAACTTGAGAAACCGGGGCGATCTAAAGTAGATTGCGCCATTCTTTCTCTCATTGGGACTGATTCTAAGTCTGCTATAAACCTCCATGGGGCGTTTTTATCAACCATAAAGCCAAATCCGTTTGCTATGCTTTGAATTTGTAGAAAGTGCTTATCTAATATAAAGTCAGTGTATTTTTTCTTATCATCGTCATGCTTTGCTTTTGATATTTCAAACATAATTCCGGAGCACAATGGGCTCGTTGTCTTGTGTAATAATAAATTAGTTCTAGAGAGCGGCATTCTAGGCAGGTATAAATCTAGAAACCTTACAAAGTCTTCCGAAAACGTCTTAAAGTTAATAATTTTTGAAAATCTCTTGGAATCAGTTGCCCATCGATCAACATAAGCTTCAAAAACAGCTTTTACCATATTGTGATGACTAGCTTTGAAATCAACCCAACCGCGTTCGACTTTAAACTGGTAATAAGCACTTTCATTTGATATTCCTATGGTTCCATCAACGTTTTTTAAAGTATTTATCTTTCTTATCATAGCATTTGCTGCATCTGCAACAAAATTAACTAAAAATATCTTTCCTTGGGTGCCCATAACTGGCTTTAAAAACTTGTTCGAGGGATATACAGGATAATTCTTTGTGTCAATTCTGCCATAAAAGGTTTTGTTGTACATCAAGTCTTCAAACTGAAACGGGGCGAAGATTTTATCGGCAAATCCTTGATATTTTGAGTTGTCATCTGGGATATCTTCGTCCATTATATTTTGCGACTGAGCGGGTTTCGGCCATGCATAGTCTTTGTAATATTTTCTTCTGTTATAAAGCTTTATTGTCTTGTCAGAGTTCTTACCAGTTGGAATTATATTAGATACGAAAGGCTCGTTAGTATCAACAGGGTTTCCGCTCCTAACTATAGTCTGGATAATATTATCCATTTCGGCTTCTGTGTAGGTTGGCAGTCCGTCTATTTGTTTTTCATAAGTTTCAGTTGCGATAGAAGTCAAACCATCAGATTCATGAACTTTTCCAATAAGATTTTCTTTTAACCTGTATCGGGTTTGATTGATTCTAGATTTTCTACCAGATGCATCTCTTGATTTTCTTCTTTTTCGCTTGCTATCGTATTTAGCCATCTATTATCCCCCCGTATTTAAATTATCCAATTCACCAGAAGTAGTTGCCTCTGCCCCAACGGCTTGTCGAATACTACCCACAACT